TTCCTAAACTTAGATCAGCAGAGCCATGCGCTATTTGGTTGTTGGAATCAAAAGCTACGTTTGATGTGCTGTCATCAGAAGACACGGATGTAGCATTACCATTGTATGCTGTAATGATAATATCATCCATGGTACGACCCATTGCCCAAACACCAGCTTTCATGTATTCAGACGCAGGAGAGGACAACATCTTGATTTCATCAGCACGATCAACGAGATCGGCCCAGTTGTAGTCAGAAAGTGTTACTCTACGCCTAGAATGAGGCGTATCTACAGTTGGGGTATCGGCGTGTCTTGATGTGATAAGTTGTGCAGAAGTTTGTCCAATACGATCAAAATGATCGTACTTACCTACAACATCCATGTGAACTCTAACAGAGTCACGGAGTTTACTACCTTTTTGCTGACTAAGATGTATGAAGTTATCTCTGAACTTCTGAACGAAGGCAGCATTTACTTGACTAGACATTATAACCTCCAAATTAATAGATTGAACATTGTGCGTTCAGGAGGGTTGTCTTGAATCAAGGCCCGTCCATCACCCGCTAAAAAAAAGGGCGAGGGCTTTTCAGTTATCCTCTATTGCTACAGGCTTATGAAGATGGGCAAGTTGCCCTGATGGGCAGAATCCCCATACCTTATCAGGCTTGACAATCGTATCATAAGCTTTACACTTTTCTGTAATAACTCTGAACTTTTTGGTAGAAAATCCTGTCTTAGTTCTTTTATCAGGAACATCCCTTTCTTCCCAAATAGAAGTTGTTACAAAATTAGTGCAATCACCGCATCTAATATTTTCCTTTTCACTTGGCATCAGAGTATCTCATACTATAAAGCTGATTCATATACTCATTAGCCTCTTTATGTTGTGGATCTGCATGATCCCAATAAGCATTATGAAACTTATGCTCTTTATTATTCATTATTTCATTTATTTCAACCGATGCAGTATTCTTATCATGGCCGAAACTAAAAGTCTCCCTGTCTTTACCAACCTTAGACTCAGACAAAAGACTGCCAATCTTAGCAAGATTTTTGATAAGAGTCGGCTCATTTGCTAGCCCCTTACTGTTAATCATTTTTAAAAAATCTTCATCAAATAAATTCTTTGCTGTGCGTCTTGCCAAACCTAACTTACTTTCATACTCTTGTCCAGGCCACTCCTTCTTTAAAATCTCTTCAGACTCAGCTTTTTGAGTAGCCTCACTAACAGTATTGTTTGACATCTCAGCAGATAATTGTTCCGCTTGCCAATCAATTAATTCCTGAACCTGCTTACCATTAAGACCAGCATTAAACGCCCTATCCTTAAAACTCTTTTCAAGAGCCTCGTTATAAGGATAATCTTCAGGCATTTCTGGTCTTCTTATATCATACTTATCAGAACTTTCAGGCCTGCCAAGTTTAGTATAAAACGATTCATACTCATCGTCACTCCAATCCTCCTTTGGAAGAGGTATCCTATCAGAGTAACCACGCTCCATATGGTCATAAGACTTTAAAACCTTACCTATATTAAACTCATCGTTCTCAACAAATTTCTCAAACCTTTTCCTGTTATCATCACTTCTCATATCTTCAGGAAGAGATTCTATCCAATCACTTTGACTTGTAACATCTTCACCAAGTAAGTTATCACCTGTGGCGGCTTCATTGGTTTCTTCGCTCATAAAAAACTCCTATTCGTTAGATTGTGAATACTTTTCTATTTCTCGTAACTTAAGATAAACGTGTCTACAACCTTCATTAAAATGCGTCTGATAAGGATCAATCATCCCCTTCTCATTAAACCCTACACTAGACTCAGCGTTGTATTGCCTGTCTAAAAAACCCATTAACTGCCTTCCATTTGCTGTACTTAATAAATTTGCTATTGAAGTAAAAACATCATTGGAAGAGTCCAATAGGAACCTCCGATAATTCTTTCACTGCAGGTGCAGCCTTATTAGCAGTTTCAGCAAGTTGTTGGTTCATTGCCATTTGCCTGTTTTCAGCTTCAACTTTAGCCCTTTGTTCCCTAGCCTGTGCTATAGCTTCATCGGAAGCCCTTACCTGATGAGGAACACTCGTCATATCTGCAATATAGTCAGCTAAAGCATCGCTATCTAAATGATCTAATACTTCAGGCTTAACTGATGCTACAGAAACTAGCTGTTGCACCCATGCTTGCGCTGATTGCATACCCTCAAGCCTTTGTGTCCTAGCTATCGGTCCTAGATACTGTATCTCTATCTCATCCAAACCTTCCAACTCTTCAGGTGCAGGAGGTAAACCATCAGATCTTAACATAATATTAAAACATCTTGTAATAATCGGCCCTAAACACTCAGCTTCCATCCTGGCTATCTGCGGCCCAAGCAATCTTTGTTGTTGCTGACGGATAGTTATGATCTCCTCAGCCGTCATATTTAACTTTTCAGGAAGAATTAATTGGTCAGCTAGGTATATATTACGAATACTTTGCTTTAATTCGTTAGCTTTTAAGCTGGAAAAGTCCAAACGACCCTCAAAACGCATGAACTTCCAGCGTTCTGGATCTCTTGTGAAGTTGATAGCATTAGGATTAAGTCTAAAAGTACCTAAAATGTTCTCGTCAGGAGCTAAAATAGGTGGATCTACAGCCTTACTTAAGGCTTTTAACTCCATTTCCCTCAGCCTGTTAAGACTAATAATATCAGGCATTGCAATATCAGCCGGTGATCTTCCCCATAACTCACCAGTTACACGCTCAAATCTGGCTACAACAAAAGGTAAATCATTAAAGCCACTCTCTTTTAAGATAAGCTTACTGCTCTTCTCAACATCATAAGATGTAAAACCAAAAGAATCAGCCTTCCCATATTCCTTATCTTCGTTAGGCTTGATACATTTTATAACAGTAAACTGCTTATCAGGATTATCCTCTAAGCACTCAACAACCGCATCAGGCAACATCTTCTTTTCAAACTCCTGGTGCATCTGACGAGAAGTTCTTATGTATTCCCAATAAACAGTGTCAGTTTTACCAGTATAATCTTCATCAAATACAAATCGACCTACAGGAATACCCTTGAAATTAAAACCAGCAAAGTTCTCGTCCTTTAAATCCTTCTCCTCTATAAGAATATTGATAGTACCAAAAGTTACAAAATCATAAAACGCCTCACCCATTACAGTGTAAAAGTTGCTTGAATGAAGTGAATTAAAAATTCTCATAGAAGATTCCTGAAACCAAGCACTTACAGGATTAAAATTATTTAATATACCCATTGGATGACCATCAGGTATCTTTAATCCAAACCACCTGCTTGATTGAGGAATCAATGCGTTCTGCATCGAAGTTGCCATAATCCTTGAAGCTTCCGATGCAGTAGAATCAAACCTTTTATTTGTAAACCTCTGCGCTACAGTTAAATCAGAACTATCTACAGCCTGTTTTGTAGGACGAATATAGTTACGAACATCCCTGAAAAACTCTTCAAAATTGGTTCTTTCAATGACTAATTTATTGTAACGCTTGATAATTTTTTGAGCTAATTCTTCCCGTTTGACAGTATTCATTTAAGCACCTAATAAAGTTTTTGTACCAAGAGTCTCTTCCTCTTCCTCACCAAGAATTCCAGTTTTTTTAACCTGACCCTTACCAAGAATCCTCTCTTCAGTTTCGCCTACCTGTATATTATACTGCTCTCTTGATATAAATGGTAATCTTTTAAATTCACCAGCTAAAATATCAGCACCCTCAGGACGAATATACTCCTGACCAGGTGATATAACTTCAAAATACCTGCCACTGGCAGACTTCCTTCTTTCAACTAATGGATTGGTTTTCTCAAAAGTAATACGCTTGTTAAGAGCATCAATCTTACCTTGACGTATAGCAGCTTGCCGGTCATTCTCTATAGCTTCTTCTTCTGCTGCCCTTTTAGCATCATCTTCCTTCTTTTTACGATCAGCTTCTTTTTGCAGGTCTTGTCGCTGTTTCTCTGCTAATGCTGTACTAGTATACATCTTCGCCATAGTACCATCAGCATATAAAGTACCAGGTTGTACATCAATACCAAAAGGATTATCAGGCTGTACATAAACAGGTAGTCCAGCTAACTCTCTTGAACCATATGTCTTTTCAGTGAAGTCAGGATCGTCTATATACCGCCATGGATTTGGGAGAACCTTTTCCATAGCACGCTTAATCTTCAAACTAGTCATACTTGGGTTTTGCGTATACTTTGTGTCTTTGATCGCCTTTATTGCATCGGCACTCTTTTCTCCATAGCCCTCAAGAGTTTTGATAATAGCCTCTTGTGACTCCCCACCTTTTAAAAAAGGCAGTTGCACAGAAACAGTTGTCCCCAACAAATTAATATTTTTTGTCTTTGTTCTGGTTACACCATAAGGATTATGATAAGGCATAACAAATACCACTCAACTAATTAATGGTTTATATAAGTTTTCTTCAGATACTTCCGGATCAAGCAGCAAACTTGTACCAGTGAACTGAGTACCTCTGGGTCCACCAGGTTTATTTTTTAACTTATCTTTTTCTAATTTAGCTTTCTTAGCAATTTCCTCAGTAGTAGGCGCAAATGACTCCTCATCACGAATAGGTAATGGTTCTGGTTTAGGAATAGGCGGTAGACTTGGAGCCATTATATTAATAGGTTGTAAAGGCGGTAATGGCGGAGGCGGCGGAATTGCTGGTGCAGATTTTCCTCCCATAATATTCTCCTAA